CCTCACCCGCGACTGGTACGCCGAACAGGGCATCACGCTCCGCGACTGGGAACATTGCAATAACCCCGACGACTTTCAACTATCGCCCTATTTCGACAAGTGCTGGCGCGACACTGGCTTCCGCGAACTGGACGAAAACGAAGAACTGCAGCACGGTGATGCGCTGCTGCTAGCCATCAATAGCGCTGGCCTTAACCACTGCGCCGTCTACCTCGGCCATCAAGAAGTGCTGCACCACATCCAGCATCGACTAAGCGGGCGCGACTTCTATTCCGGTTGGCTCCTAAAGTGTACGGGTAGGAGGTTGCGTCATGTTGCGTAAGATCAAGCTATACGGCAAGCTGGCTAAGTTTGTCGGCCACCGCATCCTTGAAGCCGACGTAGCAACCGCCGCTGAGGCCGTGCGATTCCTAGTTGCGAACTGGCCCGAGTTGGAACGCCACATGGCTGACCAGCACTACCGCGTCAGCGTTGGCACCTACGACCTCGAACTAGAAGAACTGCACGATCCCGCCGGCCAGCAAGAAATCAAGATAGTGCCCGTGATGGCTGGCGCTGGTGCCACGGGGCGAATTATTGCGGGGATTGCATTGATTGCGCTTTCGTTTATTCCCGGCTTCGCCGCGTGGGCTGGCCCAACAGCGTATGCGTTGATTACAGGCATCGGCGCCAGCCTCGTTCTTGGTGGCGTAGCCCAGCTACTCACGCCCACACCAAGGGTCCCCACTGGCCCAGACACACAAAACGATCCCCGCAAGAGCTACAGCTTCAGCGGCATTCAAAACACCAGCCGCCAAGGCGTACCGGTGCCCATCGTCTACGGCGAAACCATCGTCGGCAGCGTGGTCATATCCGCTGGCATCGACACCGTGCAGGTGCAGGCATGAGCATCATCGGCGCAGGCGGGATGGGCGGTGGCGGCAAGGGTGGCGGTGGCGGTGGTGCTCGCACCCCAACCACTGCAACCGACAGCCTTGACTCAACTCAATACGCCCAGGTCATTGACCTAATCAGCGAAGGCGAGATCGCCGGCCTTAAAGACGGGTTCAAAAGCATCTTTCTTGATAACACCCCGCTGCAAAATCCAGACGGCACCTTCAACTTTCAAAACGTCACGATCTACACGCGCAATGGCACCCAAAATCAAGATGTCATACCTTTTGCTGGTGTAATCGAAGATGAACGCCCGGTCAGCGTAACGGTCCGCAACGATGGCCCTGTCACCCGCACCATCACCGACTCACAAACCGAAGCAGTCCGCGTCACCATCACAGTGCCGCGCCTGGAGCGCATCACCGACCAAGGCGACACCGTAGGGGAAGCCGTACGGCTGCAGATCGCCATTCAGTACAACGGTGGCGGCTTTACCACCGTCATTGACGACACCATCGCAGGTCGATCAGGCGACCTGTACCAGCGCGATTATCTAGTTGGCCTCGCTGGCGCGTTTCCGGTAGATGTCCGCGTTACGCGCATCACGCCCGACAGCAACGACCTACGACTGGCAAATGACTTCTCTTGGTCCAGCTACACCGAAATCATCTACGCCAAGATCGCATATCCCAACAGCGCATTGGTTGGCATCCGCATTGACGCCGAGCAGTTCAACAGTATCCCCAGCCGCAGCTACCGGGTACGGGGCGTCAAGGTGGCAGTACCCAGCAATGCAACCGTCGACCAAACCAACGGCCGCATCACCTACGCAGGCATCTGGAATGGCACGTTTGGCGCTGCTCAATGGACCAGCGACCCAGCGTGGATCTTGTGGGACCTGTTGACCAGCACTAGGTACGGCTTCGGTGAGCACATTATCGCCGCAAGCTTAGATAAGTTTGCGTTTTTCTCGGCGTCCCAGTATGCATCCGAGCTGGTGCTGGACGGCTTCGGCAGCTACGAACCTCGCTTCTCCTGCAATTGCAACATCCAAACGCAGGAGGATGCGTACAAGCTGATCAACGATATGTGCAGCGTGTTTCGCGTGATGCCCTATTGGGGTCTCGGCTCGCTGACTGTCTCGCAAGACAAGCCCGTCGATCCGGCCTATCTATTCACGCTGGCGAACGTCACCGAAGAGGGATTCAGCTACAGCAACAGCAGCCTTAAAACGCGACCCAATGTTGCCGTAGTCAGCTACCTCGACTTGGAACTACGCGACACCGTATTTGAGGTAGTAGAAGATGCCGAAAACATCGCCAAGTATGGCGTCATTAAAACTGAAATTAGCGCCTTTGCCTGCACCAGTCGCGGTCAAGCACGGCGCATCGGTGAGTGGATTATCTACTCCGAGCGCTACGAAAACGAAACCATCACATTTACAACCAGCGTTGATGCCGGTGTTGTAGTACGGCCAGGGCAGGTAATCGAGGTAGCTGATCCAGTCAAAGCGGGCGCAAGACGCGGCGGGCGCATCTCTGCCGCAACCACAACGGCCATCACAGTTGATGACGCTACCGGCCTAACGGCATCAGGCGCTCAACTGTCGGCAATCTTGCCTGACGGCACCGTCGAGAAACGCACGGTTGCATCCATCGCCGGCAATGTGATCACGGTATCGAGCGCATTTACCACTGCGCCAAATGCAAACAGCGTCTGGGTGTACGAAACCAGCAACATCCAGCCTTCAACGTGGCGAGTACTAGCCATCCAAGAGCAGGACGGCATTAACTACAGCGTCAGCGCACTCTCTTATAACGCCAGCAAATACGACTACATCGAGCGCGACCAGCCACTACAGCAACGCGACATAACAGACCTAAACATTATCCCCGAAGCGCCGATCAATTTAGCGGCAACAGAAGTCTTATACGATGGCGGCGGCATTGCCAAGAGCAAGCTAGTTGTTGATTGGCAACCAGTACTAGCAGTTAAGGACTACAAAATACGTTGGCGCTTTGGCTCCGGCAACTGGAATATCTTTACGGTTTCGCGGCTTGACTTTGAAATCCTAGATACATCTCCCGGCGTCTACACAATTGAGGTCTATTCAATTGGCGCCAACTTAAGACCCTCGCTGCAACCTGCACTACTGACATTCCAAGCATTTGGCAAGACTGCGCCACCCGCAGACGTATTAGGCGTCAGCCTGCTTGCAATTGACGAAGCAAGCGCCATCCTGAGCTGGGAACGCGCCACTGAGCTTGACGTGTTGCTAGGCGGCAAGGTGCTTATCCGGCACAACGTCGCGATTGTTACTCCTACATGGGAAGCGTCCCAGGATATTGTGCCAGCGGCGGCAGGTAGCCAAACGCAAAAGCAAGTGCCCCTACTTGAAGGCAGCTACCTATTGAAGTTTGAAGATGACCTCGGCAACCGCTCTGTAAATGCCATTGCAGTAGTAGTAGACCTACCTATACCGCAAGCACGCTTTGCGGTGAAGACATACGCAGAGGACCAAGAGACGCCACCTTTTAGCGGCAACGTCACAGGGATGTATTACGACCCAGAGCTAGACGGAATTGTTATTGACTCTGGGCAGCTCATAGACACCTTGGCGACAGATGGCAACTTCGATGCTCTTTCGACCATTGATGTTATTGGCGGCGTCAACCCTGCCGGCGAGTATGAGTTTGGTAGCTCATGGGATATGGGCAGCGTTTTTGACGTAAATATCAGGCGGCGTTTTGTGGCACGGCCGATTCTGCCTGGCCAGTTATTTGACGACAACACACTGCTAATCGACGAGTGGCCGCAAATTGATGAAGACAATCTTGACAGGGTAAACGCAGAGATGTATGTACGCACTACCAATGACGACCCTGCCGGCACTCCCGTTTACGGCGATTGGAACCAATTTGCTAATGCCATTGTGCGCGGCAGAGGCTTCCAGTTCAAAACCATCGCTACTTCAAACGATCCTTCGATAAACATCCTGATCGACGAGCTTGGCGTGGACATGGAGTTACAGCTATACACTGAGCAATCAGCAGTGCTTACTAGCGGCGCTAGCACCTACGCCGCTACATTCCCCTATTCTTTCTACCAACCACCCAATATCGGCATTACGGCTAATAATATGGCTACTGGGGACTTCTTCTTGATCACCGCAGTGACACGCCTTGGCTTTACAGTAGAATTTAAGAACAGTGCTGGCACATCCGTGAGCAGACAGTTCAGCTACACTGCCGTCGGCTACGGCAGGGAGATCTAAACAGTGGCACAGCACGACTACATCATTTCTAACCAGTCAGGCGCTGCTACCCGCGCTGACTTGAACAACGGCTTGGCTGCAATTGTCAGCCAGAACAGCGGCGCCGCCCAGCCCAGCACCACCTACGCCTATCAGTGGTGGGCAGATACAACCACTGGGTTGTTGAAGATCCGCAACGCCGCCAACAGCGCTTGGGTCACCATCGGCACACTAGCTGACGCCAACCTTGGGCTGCTGAGCCTTGCAGGTGGCACGCTAACCGGTGCAGTACTTGCAGATGATGCGGGCACTGCTGCCCTACCTGCTATTGCATTCGACGGCGACCCCAATACCGGCATCTTCCGTAAAGGCGCTGATCAACTGGGGCTATCGGCTGGCGGCACCGAGCGTGGTTTCATTGATAGCAATGGCGTCACCATACAAGCGCAAGGCGACCTGCGCCTTGCCGACTCGGATAGCAGCAACTGGGTAGCACTACACGCCCCCACGACTGTTGCATCAAACATTACGCTGACAGTCCCGTCCACTGTCGGCAGCGCCGATCAAGCGCTGGTCACTGACGGAACTGGTGTGCTTAGCTTTGCCAGTCGCAGCCGACTGGTGCGCGCTACTGCTGTTGCCACTACTAGCGGAACCAGCATTGACTTCACCAGTATCCCCAGTTGGGTTAGGCGTATTACAGTAGTGTTTACATCGGTTAGCACAGCAGGTACTATCCCGGTTCAAATACAAATTGGTGACTCAGGGGGCGTTGAAACCACTGGCTACACCGGAACCGCAGTAGCGGTTGTTTCAACCAATACCTTAAACATTCAGTCTTACACATCTGGGGCGGTGTTTATTGGTTTACTTACCACAACCGTGCGATCTGGAAGCATGGCAATTACCAATATCGACGGAAATGAGTGGCAGTTTAGTTCAATTATGACAAACGACGACGTAGGCTATCTAGGTTGGGTTAGCGCAATAAAAACACTTTCCGCAACGCTCGACCGCGTACGCCTTACCACCGTCAACGGCACTGACACCTTTGATGCCGGTCTTGCCAACATCATCTACGAGGGCTGATCATGAACCGCATTGAAGTCAACGTTCAAACCGGTGAGCAGCGCACAATCGCCCTTACAGATGCGGAGATCGCTGAGCTGCAAAGCCGCCCGCAGCCTGAACCACCAGTGCCGCCTACGCCCGCCGAAAAGTTAGCCGCCGCTGGCTTGACCGTAACCGAGCTGCGGGAGCTGTTGGGTCTAGACTGATCGCAATCCGCCGGAAGCTACGGCGTAAGCATGGCTGCTAAGTTTTACACCCTCAACACAATCCATGGCTGACCGTAAGATTTCAGACCTGACAGCACTGACTACACCAGCGTCGGGTGACTTTTTGCCTATCGTTGACATCAGCGAAGCAGCGGCCGCCACCAAGAACAAACGCATCACCATTCAAAGCTTGCTTCAAGGCATTCCTGTCAACGTAGGAATTGGGACTAGCAATCCGCAGGCGCCGCTTCATGTGTTTGGTGCAGAAGCACTCCGCGTAGAAACAGCGGCTTCTAGCGACGGTTACATTCGTTTTGTGAACACAAGCGGCTCCATGTCAATTGGCATGGGCGGGGCAGCTGGAAACAACTTATTGATCTTTGATCGAACTAACAATCAAAGTGCATATATATACACTGGAGGCGCTGGCGGTTATCATGCGTGGAACACAAACAACACCGAACGCCTGCGCCTTAACAGCTCCGGCAACGTAGGGATTGGGACTACTGCGCCAACCGAAACGCTAACCATTGCAGCAGGTGCAACTGATCGCGTAGGTGCAAGCGTATCCGGCACAGTTGCCACAATTTTCCTAGGCAATTCAAATAATGCAACTTCATGCTCTTCAATTTCATATGATCGAGCAGATGGCGGCCTGAGGTTTAACAATGGTGCCACCGGATCAATAACAGAACGCGCCCGCATCGACAACTCCGGCAGGCTCTTGGTTGGTACATCTACTAGCACTACCAGCGGCGCTGGATTTACGCCAAGCATACAAGTGGCGGGAACA